TTTTGCTCTTGTTGAATTCAATGGAGATCTCATTCAATTATTTGGGTCTAATCCTTCTGGAAACCCTCTTACGGTTATTTTGAACGGTCTTGTGAATTGCATTAGGATGAGATATGTCCATGCACTTTTACATCCTGAAGGAAAGTTTGAGGATTTCAAAGAAAATGTGAGTTTGATGACGTACGGTGATGATAATATCATGTCTGTAAGCGAAGAATGCTCATGGTTTAACCATGTTGCAATTTCTGGCGCTTTTAATGATATGGGCATTGTTTACACTATGCCGGATAAGGAATCTGAATCTGTACCTTATGTTTCCATTTACTCTTCTTCTTTTCTTAAGAGGTCCTGGGTTTGGAATGACGAGGTAGGAGCCTATTTAGCTCCTCTTGATCATGATTCAATTGAGCGCCAGCTTACTGTTTGGGTTGCTTCGACTTCAATTTCGGAGTCTGAACAGGCCCTTGAGGTTATCACTGGTGCTGGTCGAGAATATTTCTTTTACGGGAGAGAAGTATTTGAAGAGAAACAAATCCTGTTAAAGGAAGTTGCTACTCGATTAGGATTAGAAGCTTACTTTAGACCTACTTCATTCTTACCTTTTGATGTTCTCAAAACATTGTTTTGGGACTCTTCCGATGAGTGTGAAGCCAAAGCGGCATTTGAGGAAATGTCGAAACGAAACCAAAATTCCTCTCTCAATGGCAGTTACTGCTCTCATCAAGGTGTCGACGATGAGGGAGAATGGGTTGTTGAGGATTCTCACCAGGGCGCTCCCCAAAGTTCCTATTTAGGAATGGATTGGTTGGATCCACAGGACACAAGTGACGGAGTGAATTCTGAGTCAGATCACTCTTGTCGAGATTCATTGACTTAGCAAAAACAATGCAATAAAATCCTGCTATGCAGGTCTCAACCATGAGTTAAATGGTCTTCTTGATCTAGGAGAGCTAGATTACACATTACAATCGAGTGAGGTCGATATGGTAGCTCCTAAAACCTCACAAAGTGGTGCTGGTGAAAATAAAGAGCAAACTGTTACTTTTACTGACAATAATCAAGGCACCATGGTGAACTTAGCTACAGTAATACCCAGTCTTTCGACTGATAATCCCGAAATTTTACATCTGAATGAGTATTTTTCTCGTCCTGTAAAAATTGATGGTTTTGCTGTTGCTTTGGGAACCCCAATTAATAGATCCATTTTTCCTTGGACATTGTTCTTCAATAATGCTATTATAGGAAGAAAATTGGATAATTACTTTGGTATTCGATGTAATCTGCACATTAAGATAGTGGTTAATTCCACACCATTTGTTTATGGTGCTATACGTGCTTCTTACAGGGCTTTACCATTGTATGACACTGCCCCTATTGCTGCTGGTGATGAAATTATTCTTGAGTCACAACGACCAGGGATATGGATCTATCCACAATCAAATCAGGGTGGTGAAATGGTGTTGCCATTTCTGTGGCAGAGGAGTTGGCTCAATGCTACCCGTGCTTCAGATTTTGATGATATGGGTGAATTGATTTACAGAACGTATATCACCACCCTGTCAGCAAATACTTCTGTGGGAGCTAATGTAGACGTAGTCACTTATGCTTGGGCCTCTGACGTTGAATTGTTAGGAGCCACGGATGAGTTATCTTTGCAGTCCACTCCTCAGAAGGATGAGTATGCCATGAATGGGGTTATTTCGCGTCCTGCTTCTTCAATAGCGAAAGTCGCTGATACATTGACTGAGGTTCCTATTATTGGCCCCTTTGCTACTGCTACCAGCATGGCTGCCACCGGTATAGGTAAGGCAGCTGCTTTACTTGGGTATTCTAAGACCAAAGATGTTTCTGATGTTCATTACATGAAGCCATCCGCTCTGCCAAATTTGGCAGCTCCGGATCTTCCTGAGTCTGTGGATAAATTGACGCTTGATGCAAAAAATGAATTATCCATTGATCCTCGAGTCACTGGTTGTCCACCTGATGACCCTATGAATCTAGCAGCTTTTGCCGCACGTGAGAGTGTGTTTGCCGCTATCTCTTGGCCAGAGACTGCTACAACTGGCTCCGATTTGATTAATTGGGGAGTTCATCCTGGATTTGTTTCTTCAGTTTCTATTACATCTGGAACTAGATTTGCAATGACTCCTTCTTGCTTTGCTTCACAGTGTTTTCAATATTGGCGAGGCGATATGATATTTAGGGTCAAAATCATTGCTTCGCAATACCATCGTGGGCGGTTGCAAGTTTCTTGGGATCCTAGGAAGCCAACTTTTGGAAAGCTTACTGATGTTTCTGCAAGTGTCTATAACACAATTATGGATATTGGTGAGAACACAGAACTAGAATTTCGTATACCCATGTCACAGACTGTGCAGTTTTTGGAGACCATTGTTCCCCCCACAGAGATTCATAAAACTGGTGCGCCTATATTCAGTACTAGTACGAATATTGTTTACAATGGCTATATCACTGTTAAGGTTCTTACAGAATTGTCGTCCCCTACTGGTTCAGCTCCAGCATCTATCATTTTCTCTGCGAGAGCAGGAGATAATTTTGAATTTGCAGGTCCTATTGAGCCCGATTACAATTTCTCTCCTTATACTCCTCAAAGTACTGAGATGGCATATGATATGAATGGTGAAATTGAAATTGGAGGTGGGAGTACTCGCTCCGACCCCAATTTATCAACTGTTTATATGGGTGAGAAAATCCCTTCAATCCGAACTCTATGTCAGCGATCATGTGCTTATGCGACCGTTTCTTTTGAAACTCCTTCTGATGCTTTTCATACAGGCTTTTCTACTTGGATTCATCATCGCCTACCGTTATACCCGGGTTATGATACGCTCGGGGGTTCGGGAGCAACTGGATTGATTTCTGGGGTGTCAGAGCCTTACAATTGGGTAAATTG